TAATTGTCTATCGTCTGCCATTCTTTAATTTCGCCTTTTGAATTGCTTGTTGCTCTATTTCTATCTTATTTTCAAAATATGCCAACCACAAATTAAATTCCTCGACGGGCATAGACATTATTTCGCCTATCGTCTTATGTAATTTTTCAGCTATGTAAAAGTAAGAAGATGCTTCGGGGTTATTTTTTAATTTTTTTTTAAATCAGAAACAGATGAAGTCACACCTAAGATTTGATTTGCTACTTTTGATATAATATCGGGATCAACAAACTTTTTCATTTTGACTTTGCTTTCTAAGTCAAACATTTTCTCACCGTCTTTGGTTTCTGATTTCTTGACTATGATATCAATAAGAACAAATAAATCTCTAATATCCCCGCTTCCGAAGATTTCGTTCTTTTCTAGTAGCGTAAATGGTTTAACATAAATGGCATCTTCGCCTGTTAAACCCCACTCTTCAACCTCTATAATTTTTATTTCTTGGTGCTTAAAATGGTTGATAGCACCTTCCAGAAAATCCTTTTTTGGCATCTATAAATTATACAGTTGTTGTGCTTACGCCACCAGAAAATTGTACGTTAATTGTTCTTGATATTACGCCATCTAAAGAAACGTTCTGAGATACGCCAGTCACAATTGCTGTTCCTGTGTAATATGTATCGCCAGATGAATCGCCTTCGGGATATAAATTTAAAGTCACTTCAGATCCAACCGCTAATGCTGTTTGACCTGTTGTGTCTGTTTCGTCCCAATGACATTCAATAGTTCCTGTGGCATCTTTTCTTAACGCCTTATACGATTTGCTTGTATCGGTAAGACTTGTATCTTCAACGGTGTCATTTGTTTCGTCAATTGTGAAACCTGTTACTTCCGCAACGGAATTTGATCCCACTTTAACTACACCAGATGTGCCTACGTGTGTTGCCATTCATTTGCTCCTTCGTTAGTTTGTTCTTGTTCTTCTTCTACTATTACACTCTTTTTCTTTGAAGTTCTAGTAGATTTTTTTTCTTGAGAAAGTTTATATCCATTATCAAGAAACTTGTCTAGTTCATTATCCCAAACGGAAATTGTTGATAATCCGTCTGGCATAAAGATTCTTATACGTTTAGCCATTATGCAGTACCTCTTGTAAATTCATAAAATATTCTTACAGTAATAACGCATTCACCAAAAGGATAAAATCTACCTGCATCTGTATCAATATTAATAATCTTTGTTTCTTTGGCATATCCACCTCTAGTTCTATCTAAATCCAAAGTTTCTTCTACAACCTCAATCAATTGATTTCTTAAAGTATCTATATTGGAATCAGCACCTTTGACATATCCAACAAGAACATAATCTATTGTTCCGCTTCTCTTTCCTGCGGAATAATCACCTAAAGCAAAATCTTCTCTCGTTTCATCAGCGGTTTGAATATAGATACAAGGGAATTGAGTATCGGCCATATCTTCGGGATCAAACGGCATTCTTGATACTTTAACGAAGGTAATAGGGGAAGAAATCCCTTCTAATGTTGTCTTTAAATTAGATGCTATATTTTCTCTTATACTCATTTTAAATTTAATTTAATGCTCTTTGCATATTGATTCATAAATACGCTTGATAATAAATCTTTTTCTTTTTCTGACAATCTAAAAAATTTTCTCTTTACTTTCTTCTTTCCCACTCCCGCTACATCATGAAAATATGCTTTTTTATTTTCTATATTTCTTGCAAAAAATAAATTCGCTTTATTTCCAGATAATTTATAAGTCAATGATGAAAACATTTGACCTGTGTCTGTCAAATCTACATGGCCACTTTCTTTGACCAATCTTCTCGTATATCTTTTTGAATATGGGATAAAAGGATTTCCTTGGTAATCTTTCCCTTTATTCTGCGTTCTGTCTTTGATTTGTGCTACTTCAAAATTAGCAATATAAGATAATGTTTTTCTTTTAACACTTGAATCTGTTAATTTTCTCTTGATGTCATTCAAGACTTTGTCAAAATTATTGACAACCTTGGTCATCTGACCAATCTTAGGTGATGTATAGGTTCCTTCTCATCAACGGATATACCGCCAGAATTATTTTCGTCGTATTCTACCCCGTCACGAAGGCACGCTTGGAATTCTTCCGCATATCTTTGTCTATAATGTGCCATTTGAACTTGAAACGCATCTGCTCCGTCTCCGCCTTGCGGATCTTTCCATTTAGTAAGGATAGGGTAAATATAATCGGATAATGCTTTATAAAGAACTGCTCTCTTCCATTGAGAAGCAGTAAGTAAACTTTCATTCATTTCAATAGTAGTGACTTTGGTTATATCTTTATAGCGGACAGTATGTCTATATCGCTCCCACCATTCTTCTCTGATTTGACGAATAACATCATCTTCAGCAAATTGTAATTGAGTATCAAAATCAGCGATTCCAAATCCTAATATATCGGGTTGATAATCCTGTAAATCTGCACTTGCTACTGAAAATGTTGTTGTTGCCATAATAAACCTTTCTAGTGGGTGGGGATAAACCCCACCCTATTTAATCATAGATTATAATGATGCGTCAACAGTCACTTGACAACCGTAGTTATCTTTAACAACACCTTGACCGTAAGTCATTGTACCTACGATTTCTGTTGCACGAAGTGAAGCATCTCTTTGTGTTTCTAATTTGAAGTCCATCTTCATTGCTAGACCTAAAGAGATTGGGTGGAATACACCGCCATCACAATCACCTGCTGAATCAATAGAGATGTTTGCGTTTTCATATACGTCAATACCGAAGATATTTCCTACAAATCCAGAACCATAAACATTTTCACCAACAGATGATAATGCAGTTGCAGTTCCAGAATAACCCGCTTGAGTAAGAGTTTTCTTTAGATTGAAAACTGCTTTCGGGTGGAATACTGCGTGATATGGTCTAGGAACATTTAACGCTCTTAGAGTAGATTCCGCTTTTAAAAGTAAGTCAGCGGTTAGTTCTGTGCCTGCTGAACCTAAATCATTAGCAGATGCAAAAGAAGGAAATAATCCTACTAAGTCTGTATCTACTTTTTTTGCAATCGCTTCACCGAATACTCTACCGATATCTTGAGCGATAGGGCGAGATGATGATTCTCTTGCTAAGTCAGTCAATGTTGTCATGACGCCTACTTCACTTGCAGTGATAGTTGTTTCAGTTGGGTTTACCTCTGAATTTGCAAGATCAGATCCTTCCGCTACTGCTGATGCAGATACGGTTGGGAAGATAGGAACGGCTACTTGTTTGCCTTGTCCTGTGATGTTGTAAGTAGTTACTAGCGGACGCATAACTGAGGTTTCTTGGAAAGTGAAAATCGCTTCCTGTATAATCTCAGTATATAGTTCACTAATACTACTTGATGTTGTTTCGTTAGCCATTGGGCATACTCCTTTTCATATTAGTTATTAGTTATTATTTGTGGTCTTAAATTGAATCCTTGCTTGGATTTACGATATTCTTGATATCGTTTTCGATCCTCTGGATTATTTAAGTCCAAGTCCGCCAGATTAAAAGGTTGGGCGTCCACCTTACCCACGTTGCCTCTGCTTCCACTACCAGATGGGGTAGCTAATTGAAAGTGAGGGTTCTGTGTCAAAAACTCAGAAACATACTCTTCAACAGAATATAAATTTCCATCTTTGTTATATCTTGGCGATCCGTTTTCCGCAAGTACTTCTACTTGACCTTCTTCATTTAGTTGCACTTTTCCTTTAAGCAATTCTACCACTTGTTGCGGATTGATTGCTTTATTCTTAGATGCGGAAGATAATAGAGCATCATTTACTTTGATGTTTTTTAAATCACCTTGTAATTTCTGTATCTCTTGTTGATACTTGGATGCTTGATCTTTTAAGATATCTTCAAACTCACCACGTTTCTTTTTATCTTCTAAAGCAAGACGTTCCTTCTCTTGCATTAAAGATTTCACTTCATCAAGATTTTCTGTGCCTAATTCTTTATAAATCTTAGCACGCTCTCTTGCTAAACGTGTTTTTACGATATTCTCAATTTCTTCTTGTGAATATCCTTTGCTTTCCTGCTTTGTTTCTTGCGTTGATTCCTCTTGTTCATTTTTTGTTTCAAGTGTTTCGTTCACTTGACCCTGTTCGTCAGTCATAATTACACTCCTTAAGATTGTGTTATTTTAATCTTTATAAGAAATTTATTTATTGTTCAAGTAATTCTTCCCACTCTGGATCAAATGGGATAAAGGAATGTCTGCATCTATAACCGCCTCTATTGATAAAAGGATCAGTTCCAGACTTGCCCGACCAAGAGGATCTGCTCCACAAATCCCTTGCTTCTTGCTCTGTAAATATTCTATTTAGATTTCTTCTACAAAAATCTCTAGTGGTGGTGATATTCGTACCGGTATATTTATAGGTATTAATCCCCGCCTCATCACCTTTATATTTTGTGAATTGTGCATCAAATTGCATTAAAGAATCATGAGCGATTTGAGAAGAATATTTCCGCATATTATTCCCCACAATATCGCTTGCATATTTAGTATGCAGAATCTCTCTTGCTTTCTTTACTCTGGCTATAATTTCAGCACTTGCGGAATATCTATTCTTTTCAATATAGCTGACTAGACGATTAATTGCGTCTTCACTGCTTCTTTGAAAGACTCCGTTGATTTGACCTCTAATGCTTTTGACCATATCATTAAAAGGTTTTCCAATGACGGCCGATTGATAAACCTCTGTTGCAATGGTATCCAAAAATCTATTCGCTATGTCTTCAAATCCGCTAAAGGATAAAAATTTTAAATCATTGATTACTTTTAGATCGGGTTTAGTTAATGTTTTGAATCTTGCAGGAATAGGAACTCTTTGAATAAAATCTTGGTATTCTTTTATCACCTCATCATATTCGCTAATGATGGAGTCTGCTTCTTTTAGATAATTCTCTTCAATTAATCTTTTAAGATTAGGTCTTAATTGGATCGCTAATTGCGTAGATAATTTTACTCCGCCATCAGTCAGATTAGTCAATTCACTAATAATATTGTCCTCTAATGCTTTTAATGATCCTATGATTCGTTCTTCATGGGAATCAATTAGATTATTTATTATTGATTGTTTCTTATTTGCAAATTGTTCAAAAGATTTCTCAAATGCGTCATCCATAATTGGTTTATATATTGGAAATCTTAATGGTGCAAGGAGCGGGGATTACCCGCTCCCTAATAATCTATTTTAATGCTTCGTTAATCCATAGGCAGACAGTTGTGTTTTGTTTCATTCTAATACCGTCTATTAACCTAGTTCTTATTAAGATTTCAGCAGGTAGCATGTGCCCTTTTTTGTTATGCTGAATTTGAAGATGTCTAGCTATTTGTTGATCTTCTTCATTGCCAAAAGTATCGGCTATTAATACTGCATTTTCAGTATGACAATTGGTATGAGTATTCTCGGCAATCTCATCCAAGATTCTTTCTATTTCTGGTGTTTTCTTGTGCATTGTTTGTTTTCTCTCTTTCTTACGTAAATTATTTTATAAAATTTTTATAAAAAAATCAACTATAAAGGGAAATTTTTTTTCCAAGCACGAATTGACCAATAAGCGGGAGACAATGTTTTTTGCCCTTTTACTTGCTTTAAAACTCCGCCCATTCTGGCCAGAAATGACCTTTGTCTAGCAGGAATGTTTTTCTTGATTCTCATGTTAGGATCACCGAATCTCACGACTTTCACATTGCCTGTTGATCTGTCTTTAACATAGACGCCGAACTTCTTTGATTTGCTAGGCGTTCTAAAAGGTTTATTTAATTTAACTTCTCTGCCTCTGTATTTAGCCATTAGTCTTGATACCATTCTATCAAATCATCTTCAATATATTGTTGAATGATTTGTTTTTCTTTAAAGGGATTGTGCCTCGCACCATAGTATTCTTT